ATCGAACTCTCGAAGGTTCATTGGCGGAGATTGCAAAAGATAACCTAGATTAGATTTTTGAATTGAATGGACCTTGTCATATCGATAAGTATACTCGGCCATAAGGCCAAACATATGCTCAACTAACCACATATAATTTTGAATCGAAGTTCTAGCCCAGACCGAAGAGGGATGATTAATATGAGTGGCAGAATATACGATAGGTTCTCGTTGATCATCTAACCGCCAACGCTTTGCTTTACGCCCGCTCTTGCTCTGGCCGATATATTCTTCTCCATCAAGAAGGCGATGAGCCGTAGATAGAAGCTGAGCCGATTCCAAAATCATTTTAACACAGTGACGATCTACAAGAGATTGAGCAGCAATTACAGGATCGGAATGCACCATAAAAATATTCATTTATTTTCCTTTAATTGATTAATTTCTTCTTGAGTATAAATGGAATTATGTAATTCCATAAAACCACTTTCTACTCCGATACCATAAGAATCCATATCAAATTTAAATACATCATAAAGCGCCCAGCGATAGGAACCTCGATCTACAAGTTCTGCCTGATGAATCCTTTTGACAACAGAATAAAAAGCCTTTAGCTTGTCATCATATGATAAGCTATCCCAAAATTGCTCGCAAGTCTTTTCATACGCTTCTTTTTCTTTTAGCATATGTTCTCGAAGATCGGAAAGTTCATCTAGTGTTTTCAGTAAACTTTTTTTAGCTTCTTCTACCTTGTCCATCCTACTCTCTTCCATATGTGTTCACAATCGGGACACTTCCAAGCAACTGTCCGATCTTCTCCCCAATCATAAAGTCCAATCTTTCGACTGAACTTTCCCTTGCCCTTTGATGCGCCATACATCTCGGCAATGCGAGTTGCTTCTTCCTCGTTTCCTTTTTCTTTAAAAAAATGATCCCAGATATAATCTGTGCTGAGATCAACTCCGCAGTTTGGACAAATATCTTGGTCTGTATCAGACATCATCTTCTCCTATCATCGTATAAATAACTTTGTTCAATGCGGAAAGGTCTCTTTCCATTTCTTTAATTTTATTTCGAAGATTTTCAATTTCTTTAGCCGCTTCTTCGACAACGACATAAGCCATTCTGTCATTGAAGTTTAGATTATAAAGCCTTTCGACTATATCGTCAACCATTAAAATTTTCTCCATTCATATATAGAATTTCCTGTCCGAAACTTTACGTATTCAGATCCATCTTCGTTGATAGTGTCCTCAAGAATTTCTGTAATGATTGTTGTTTGCCACCAATCTTGAGCCGAATAACTTCTTGCGAAATTGCTACCAACTCTCAAAACAGAACCGATTTGAGGTCGAGCATCATCAACCTCCAACTTTTCTACAATCTTACCTGTGTTATCATAAACAGGAATAAAGAGTTTGCTCATTGTGCCGCTATCTCCGGCACCATCCTTTTCTCGTTTAAGAGAATAAGGCATTTATATTTCCTTATATTCGTTGATAATTTTGTTGAGTTCAAAATCTATATTAGTATCGTAACCGCCATTAATTTCTTCTGCCCAGATTCTAAATTCTTCAATTACTGCTATAGCATCTCTTTGATACTCATGCCATAGAAAATTTACCCCGTCCCCGCCAAGGGTGAGGTCTGGATTCATTCCGTTTTTCCAGCAAAGCATTCTGGCTATTCGTTCAACTAAGGTCATTTCTGTCTCCAATAAACAAATATTTATTATGGTAGGGGACCAAGGTAACGCTCCTTGCCGTGAACACCAATCTAGTGCTATAAGAGTTTATAAGTCTCTCCCGCTCGCTTGAGCCGTCCCCCAAAATTTATTCTTCTATATATTCTATTCGAGCAGCGACAACTTCTCCATCAGAGTTCTTTGAAGCCCAGACTGTATAGCCACCGTCGCCATATCCGGTCGAGGAAAATACAGAGCGACTTCCGAAAGTTGCTCCAGCTTTGCCAGAACACGTATCACAAATATCATCATAAGTCTGTTCGATAGCACCAATTTCTACTGTTTCAGTATCAGAGAATCCAGCCATACCAGAGTCCACACAAACAGTTCCAACAGGTTCGTACGTAAGCGAGCCACGTTCGGCAACGCTTTCATGAACAATCTGAAGATACTTGACTCGATTACCCCAGACCGAAGAAACCCCTTTATCATCAGCAATCCCCTTAAGTTCCATGATAGGACCATAAGCCGATGTTACAAAGTAAGTGCCTGCTAATGCATCAAGAGTAACATCAGGACTAGAGCAAGGATCCAGAACAGAAAGATTGCCCTTAACATTTTTTTCAATATAAATTTTACCGAGAGAAATAAGCTGATTCATCGTGAATATTTCCTGTGCTTTTTAATGTTCCACTTTTCAATTCTAAAAAACGTAGAGCCGCGTTCGGGATGAACAAATTCATCGACAACAACATACGCAACAGTCTTTTTGACAAGAGCCATTCGCGTTTCATCGCCTCGAGGTCCGACAAAGATAAGATGACGAAAGAATACATTGCGCCCAGTCTTAAAATCGGGAGCAAAGACCTTCTCAGGATTCAACTTATACTCGAAGGGTCTGCTATATTCTTTTTCAATAAAGCAACCCAAAATATCAGAAGAATTATGAGCGGCATAAGCCATAGCAAATCTCCTCAATGATTATAAATTATTATAATTCATTAAAAGAAATAAGTCAAACACTTTCTTTTGATTGATTTTCAATTTTTTTCTTAGATTCAAAAGTTAGAACCCAGCCCTTAGTGGGATCATAATAGGAAATATTACTTTCATTGTATCGATACAAAGCAGCATCCATCATTTGAGAATATTCTTTAAATGTCAAAATCTTTTTCATAATCATCCCCTTCTCATCCTAGAAACTTCTATTGCTTGTTCGCGGCTAGTAATCGGAATAGAATTAGATTTGTGCATTACTGCAATGCCTGTAACATAAGAACCCGTATATACGTTTTCTTTTTTGGCGGCTGCATTTCCAACAGAATTGCCATAAGAATAATATTTAGGCGTTTCAGAAAGCAAAGAGGAAGCTTCCATAGGACTCTTGACAACGCCCTTTAGAGTTGGCTTGAACTTGCCCTTGCGATATAGAACGTATTGTTCAAAAGTCATGGTCAAGCCATGGCGCTTCATTTGCTTATTGTACTCAAGCCAATCCTGCCGAAGATGGGCAGGATCGACTTTGCTCTTGTGCTTGCGTGAGCTAGTTGTTGAATAGTACGCAGGAAGAAGAGGCATCAGTATTGACCCCAATCATCTTCATCAGGAACATCTCTTTCATACCGAACCGAATCTTTGGTATCAATTCTAATCTTATGAAAAACAATAACACCATCTTTTTCGATTGGAGTAAACTCATGAGGAAACTCATGAACTTTGCCCGAAGCGATGTTTTTTCTTTCTTCTGGGATAATATCATCAACCAGAATACAGCCAATCAAACCAGCATCTACCGGATACTGATTGCCATATTGATCTTCATAGCAACCATCGCCATACATTGTAGAAAACAATGCAAAACGAGTGCCATCAGCAAAAGTAAATTCACCGTCAAGAACTTTATGATCTTGAATAGTAATATTGCAAAGTTCATCCCAGCGATCATGCAAGACATAGCAAAGATCGCCAACGTAATACTGACCAGATGGCATAGACATGATTAATCTCCAATCTCAAGATTTCGCATTTCTTCGATAGCACGATTGAGAAGATACGCCTTGTATTCTTCCTGAGCGCGCTTATCATTAAGCCACTCTTGCTGTTCAGCTTCGAGACGAGCCATGCGTTCGGCAAGTTCAAATTCTTCCATAACAAACCTCCTAAGATTGAAATGTATCATAACCCGGACAAGAAAATATGTCAAGCACTATTTTTTCGCAGAAATCCGCGAAAAACCTGCTCAGTTTTTGATTATTAACAATAGTAAACGTTAAATTGCTGTCTTTCTAAATAATAGATTGATGGAATCAACAGGAATCAATCTCATGTTAAGCTTCAGAGAATTTATGGTAGAACTCGAACTCGAAAATTTTGCTTTCGAGTTCGAAGATTTTATTTCATTGCACGAAGAAAATACTCCAGCATCAGGAGTTCCTAAGCCCGAACAAAAGGGCGGCAATCATTGGTCAAAGGTACGTCAAGGTGCTACAAAATATTTTAATGCTTCTCCTGAAGAACAGAAGACTATGCGAGAAGAAGCACATAGAGTTTTAGGTCATGGAAAGCTTCTTGGTGATGAAGCAAGTAATCCAAAGTTAGCAAAATCAGGAGAAAAGATTCCTGAATATAGAACAAAAGGCCTTTCTCTAGCACCATCAACCATGTCTGGTATTGATGTTTGTCCAGCAGCAAGCAAAGAATGTAAAGCCGCTTGTTTAGGATCTGCGGCAGGTCGAGGAGTCATGAAGCCTGTTCGAGAGGGAAGAATTGGAAAAACTCATAAATTATTTGAACATCCGCATCTTTTCTATGCAAAGCTAGATCATGAAATTGAAAATGCAAAAAAGACAGCACATAAAGATGATCAGAAATTAGCAGTCAGATTAAATGTTCTTAGTGATATTCCTCATGAACATATTGCTCCCGGTCTTTTTCATAAACATAAAGGCGTTTCATTCTACGATTATACAAAGATTGCAGGAAGATTGGCTCATCCAAAAAAGCCAGATAACTATCATCTAACTATGTCATCAACTGGACTAAATCATCCAGACAGCAATTGGCATCATGTCCGTAAGCATTTAGATAAGGGCGGAGTTGCTGCAATGGCATTTAATATTCCTTCTCGCGGCGAGGCATCAAAGACTCCTCTTCCGACTCATGTTCATGATGAGGAAACAGGAAAGAAATATAGAGTCATTGATGGAGATGAACACGATCATCGACACTTAGATAAGAAAATTCATGGAATTCCTGAACATGAAGGAGTTATCGCTGGTCTAAAGTTCAAGGGCGGTGGTCCTAATATTGAAAGAGCAGGAAACTTTGCCGTCAAACATGAAGGGGGAATTGCTGTAGCAAAAAAAGGCGAAAATTAATTTAGCTTTAATCTAGAGAAATCTAGTTTAGACTTATCATTTTTTTGCTTTGTATCATCCATTTTAGTGAATCCCGATTCATGAACATTTGACTGTTGAGAACTGTCAACATCCAAAATTTTCATTCTTGCTCTATCGATACCAACTACAAATCTTCTGTGCATTGATAGATCATTATAGCGATTCTTCAATTGTTTGACCATAATTTGCTTCAGGTCTTCTAGTTCTTCTGTGCTGATCAAAGCCAAGATCAAATCTGCAGTATGAGTGATACCCATACTTTCAGAAGTATTTGTCAGATCGACATCGCTGTTTCCATAACCATCTCGATTGTACTGAGTAGCTGAAACAATAGGAACATTAAACTCGACAGCTAATGCTCTTAGTTCTTCGGCAATAGCTTTGACATATCCATAGCTATTAACCGATCCGCCCATCTTAATTCTTGAAGAAGAACAGATATTGAGATAATCGATATAGATTACATCTGGAATAAAATTCTTCTTCATCTTCAGTTCATTAAGAAGATGCCTGAAGTGAGATGAACCTGCTGATGAAGTAGGATATTCTTTGATAATCAATCTACCAGAAATTTTTTCTTGTAGCTTCTGGAGCTTGGAGATATATGAATCCTTTGGAAGTAATTGAAGATCATCAATCGTCATATTTAAAAGATTAGCATCAATTCTTTCAGCAATTCTTTCCTCAGACATTTCCATGGAGATATATAGAACATTTTTACCCAAGGTCAAATTGCTAGCCGCAAAATGACACATGAAAGCTGTCTTACCAACTCCTGTTGCTGCCATCAAAATATTAAATGTCTTTTTACCAAGACCACCCTTTGTAATCTTATTCAAGAGATCAATATCAAAAGGAACCTTAACTTCCTGCTTGTGATAAAATTCATATCTCGCTTCCGCATTATCAAGAAAATCGTGACCGATATTTGTATCAAAAGAAACAGATAGTGCTTTTGTAAGGAGATCAGGAATAGCACCTTTGCCTATATCTTTCTTTTTATTATCAAGAATTTGGATAGAATCCATAATAGCATTATAAATGGCTCTGTCTTGACAATATTTTTCTGTTTCTTGGATGAGCCACTCAGTATTATCTGCCTTAGATACATCAATTGTTTCGATGCGATCTTTCAGTGATTTGTATTGATCTTCGGTTAGTCCTCTAATCTTTTCAATAGAAATATTCAAGACTTCTTTTGAAGGTAGACGATTATATGTTTCAACAAAAAGATTTATGATCTTGAATAGTTGCTTCTCAGTTGCATCCGAAAAATAATCAATATTGATAAAGGGAAGAACTTTTCGAGTAAATTCTTCATTAGAAAGTAGATTATTGATGATGGTCTGTTCTATCACATTCCCTCCAGTTCATCTTCAAGTTCTTTATGAATTTGCTGATCAGACATAATCGCACCATGAGCAACGCTGTATTTATTTTGAACCCATGTATAAAATGTCTTATTCGTTAGAATAGGCAACCAAAAATCTTTGTTATCCAAATCTTTTTCTCTGTAGTTCTTATCTGGATTGTCTGCCCTCTGATACCAACCCTGCTTTGGCTTAATAACATGACCCGACTCAAGTGCCATTTCGAGAAGACCTGACCACTTGCTGATACCACCATCAAATGAAACTGAAATAGGAATCTTCGACTTTTCCTTTACATATCTAGACTTCTCGACATTGATAATAAAATCGTATCCTAGAAGTTCTGTTCCATCTTTTTGCTGCTGTCTTCCAATGATAAAGATATTATCGGCTGAGTAATACGAACCTGTACCACCTCCGACAATATCCTTCGGATACATACCAATTTCTTTGTAAGTATGATTGACAACGACCATAGGAATATCTTTTAAAGTAAGATGCGGAGTTACCATTCGAAATAGAGACTTTAGCTGCTTTGCCCGTGTCATATCTGCAGCAGTCTTTTCATTCAATGCATCCTCAACTTCTTTCTTAGAAGCTAAATTACCAATAGAATCAATAACAATAATTACACGATCATTTCTTTGGAGTTCATTCAATTGCTTCATAATATCAAACTTGAGTTGTTCGATATCTGTAATTGGAGTATGCAGAACTCGATTCATATCAATTTCAAATGAAGTAAAGTAAGCTTGCGGAGTACCAAACTCAGAATCATAAAAAAGCATGATTGATTCCGGATACTTTTCCATATATGACTTAGCCATCAATAAGCTAAATGCTGTCTTGAAATGCTTACTTGGACCTGCCCACATCGTAAGACCAGGAGTTAGACCGCCATCAAGACGACCCGAAAGAGCCACATTGATAGCAGGCACTGCAGTCGGGATCATATCCTTCTTTGTAAAGAATTTGGATTCAGAAAGAACTGAAGTGTCTCCAATAGTCGAATTCTTTTTAAGCTTATTCAGTAATTGCATTCGCTCTGTCATTTTATCTCCTATGCGAAAAAATCTTCAAGATTAGAAACTTGTTTTGTTTTCCAGTTAATAGCATCACAAATTAAACTTAGTGGCTTTAAGAAAGCAGCATCAAACTGCCTATCATAATCAATATATGATTCTAATTTAAATTGCTTGGGTAATACATTTAAAACTGCAAATACATCTTCATGGAGAGGATTAGGAACTTTCATATAACAATACTTGACCTTATCTCCATCTGAAATAAGATTGTACTTCTTTTGTAGTTTGTTGTCAATTACTAATTTGTTAAATAATAACGCTCCTCGAACATGAATAGGAGTTCCCTTATTGTATATTTTTAAATTAGATTTGTATTCCGAAAGACTCGAACATCCTCTGGGAGATGCAATTTCTTCAAAAGGATATTTGTAAAATTCATTTTTAAAATTATCAATAAACTCAATTAACTCCGATTCACTTCCTTGGATCATAATTCTCAAGGCTTCTTTAATTTTATTTCTACAAATTTCTGGAGTTGAGGATTTAACTGCTTCGATACCCATGATCTTTAGTTCTGGACTTGTATATCTTACGCCTTCATTATCCCAGACATTCAGAATATATCTCTTCTTTGCTGTCCAAATTCCACGATCAGCAATTGATTCCCTCTTCATTTTCAAATTTTGCATATACGCATTGGTATTATCGACTAGTTCCTGAAATTTATTATCAATGAATGGCTCAAGTTTCTGCTTACAAACCTTATCTAGAAAATCAACAATCTTTTCCTTGGGTACATCTGATTTATATACAGAATCCACAAGAGGACCAAGATGAAGATAGATTGAATCTGTATCAGATGCAATAACAAAACGATAATCCTTCTTTCCTGTCAACTTCTTCATGTATTCATCAATGGCATTGCCGATGAACCTAATAGAATATTGACCAGAGAAGGTAATCGCTTCTGCAAACTGAAGCTTGTACCAACGAAAATATGCATTACCAACTGCACCAAACAATGAGTTCAGGATAATTTTTTTTGACATTTGCATATTATTGCAGCGGGATATTTCTGCTTCGATCTTCTTTGATTTACCTTCTGCTTGCTTACGTTTTTTAGCTTCTGTCATCTTTTTCTTCCACATCGTTCTGTCGGCATACATCTTCTCGACCAACTGGGGGAAAATACCCTTTTCTGTTTTATCCCAGCAAGTTCCATTAGCAGCAATAGCAAGATTGCCCTTTTTAGCTTCATCAATAATATCCGATAAGCCTTCTTTTAAAAGATTATCAATAGACCTAAAGTTAGGAATCATTCCTCGATAAGTCTCTGGAGACATATTATATTGAACGATCAAGCTTGGATATAGACTATTGACATCGAATGATGCGACCCAATCATGAATACCTATAATGGGATCCATAACAAATGCACCTTCAAATTGCTTCTCTTTATCTCCCTTCTTTATTTGATCGACAACAATTTTCTTTGATAACATATAGTTATGAATGATAACATCCCAGAGAAGTACTGAAGTAAATGCATCTTCCATGTTTACTTTTGCATCATAAGCAATAGCATATGCTAGTTCAATCAAAGCCATCTTTTCTTCTAGCTTTGTAATCAGTTCTACATCTCGAATATTATATTCAATAAACTTCTGGGGATCGTTGATATAGAGTTCATTCAGACTTTCATATTCCGAATAATCCATCTTTCTCTCGCCCAGTTCAACATAGGCGATATGGTCAAGCTTATAGGATTCCTGCTTTGTATAAGTGAACTTCGTATAGAGTTGCTGATAGTCTAGAGTAGCAATACCAACAATATCATAAAGTTGCTGGTCTTTGTTCCACATCTTTACTGTTCGTTCACGGAGCATATCCCAAGGCGATAGATTATTTGCCCAATCATTTCCTAGAAGATTTTTAATTCGATTAATCAGATAAGGAATATCAAAGAACTCTACGTTCCATCCAGTAACAACATCAAAATCAGTTTTCTTCCACCAATGAAGAAAGGACTTGAGCATATCTGCTTCAGCAGGGCCATAATAATAAGCCTCAACATCATCTCGATGTTTGGTATATTTTACAGTTGTGAATACGTAATATGTTTTCTTGTACTC